CAGATCCTCTTGCGAAACACGAAATTCCAAGTGATCCAAAACTTTGCGAAAGAATTCCCGAAGTTCCCTTTGCAATACACGAGTTAACACTTTGCCATGGCACTTGTCGTTGGTGGAGTTGTGCTGGGGGCCTCAACCCTAGCCGTTTCTTGTAGTGTTGCCACCTGTTGTCTTTCTAAGAGATTGGCAAAGGTCTCAACTGGTTTCCGGCTCATGCTGGAGACTTTTGTGAGTGATCTACGTGATCAATGCCTCGAGCGAACAGAACCATCGTTTCGGAGCGTAGTGCAGAAAGGAATCTTCAAGAAGGAGATTAAAGTTCGAGAAGGACATCCGCACCAACAAGCAGCACAACATCGAAATGCTGCAACTTTGGAGATGCAGAGACTTGTTGTTCAGGCAGGACTTGAGCCGTACATTATTTCCCCGTCGCGACGTGAGCTTGGCTGCGATCATCGCCGAGCCCATTATGTGGCTGGGGACTTACTGCAACGGACTCGAGACGATCCTGTTACTGATCATCATGCCTTTGTTTTGACTGATGTTGACTACTATGTGAATATGCCCTATCTGATCAGCCATGGTCAGCCAATCATCATGTACACCTTGCAACCTGAATCGGTGGCTGGGTCTTCTGATGAAGGACATTTCACTATAGTGGGTGACACCGTTCAATTCAACTCCAATGGCGGAGGAGTCTGGAACCATCGAGTATGGAACTACAACTCTGATGTGGTGATTGTCAAGCATGAGTTCGGCTGGAATTGGACCTATGCGCTGGTGGACCAGTTTGCATGGGGACCGCATCGCCGAATCGTTTCGATAACACCATACGCTCAAACAACTGGCTATTTCTTCAAGTTTGTGCTTGCCTTGGCCGAATGGATGCTACCAGATGGCAGTCCTCTCCGCCACGGTAAGAGACTTGAGCCTGTCGAATATACCCGTGATGGTATTAATCGACTAGTCCGTTACGAGAAAGGAGAGAATGGGGGAGTGATTCCCTATATCTCTGTGTCTCATGAAGGCGGGAGCCTTTGTGCTGACTTACCTCTATCGGAATTTGAGGCTCTGTCCATCGCGCACCGGAGGTCGAAGAATCCGACGATCGCCGACACGACGCGAAGGAGTCGCTTACCAGCATCACAAGCCATCTTGCTGCATGACATATTGGATCGACATATCCACACATACCCGGTGATCCACAAAGCTGGTCTTCCAGCTGATCATTACGAGGTGTTCGATCCGGTGCGTCAAGCACAGGAACCTGTGGAGGAATACAAAACATACGCCAGAATTTACGCTCCCCCACCATTGGGAGAACAGGCAGTCTTTCCAGCTAAGACAGTGCTGAACCAACAAGCAACGATCACAAAACGAGTGCTCAAGCCGCAAAAGCGGGCATTGGAGATACGTGCCTTTTCTACGCACCATGCTAGGTGTGCACAGGAGTTTACACAGCTCTTGTTGACAGAGAATCGGCATGTTGGGACTCCGCTGGACATCGAGGAGGTTATCGAAGCACAGGATAAACCTCGACAGCGGGCACGTTCTGCCAGAGAGAACTGGCATCCAACGCTCGACAAGCTGCTTGTCAAAGCATTCATCAAATCTGAGGCATATTCGACGGTG